AGGTTTTTTGATCCATATTCCGTAGGCGCACAGGGGACTCTTAATTTAATTGGTGAATTGGGATTTGGTAATTATTCACCAGCAGCACAGTTTTTAATGATGCCTATTTATGAGGATTTATTAAGAATGCAGCACATCGAATTTAACGACCACATTCGCAAATCAGCATTTACGTTTAATATAGTTGATAATAAATTGGAGATATTCCCTGTACCAACTACAAGATCACCTAAAAAAATATATTTTGATTATATTAGTAGGGATGAATTTGAACATGATTCACAAACAATCCAATCCGAATCCCTATCAGATTATTCGGACATACCATATGATTTTATTCAATATAGTAAAATAAACGAAGTAGGTAAGCAGTGGATTAGAAAATACACTTTAGCATTGTGTAAAGAACTATTGGGAGCAATTAGGGAGAAGTATAATTCGGTTCCAATTCCAGATGGTGATGTGACATTGGATGGTGCAGCATTGCGATCAGAAGCACAGGTTGAAAAGGATGCACTTATTACACAATTGAGAGAAAATTTGGAGGAGATGAGCAGGATTAAAGTGATGGAAAATAAAGCACATGAAGCGGATCATCAGCAACAAATGTTACAAAAAGTACCATTAAAAATATATGTAGGATAATATGCCAAAGTTTATGTTAGATAGGGACTTGCAACTTTTTAGAAGTTTAGCAAGGGAATTAGTAGACACTGTAATAGAGAATACTTGTGTTTTATTTAAAGTAAATTTAAAAGAAACGAAAGTAAATATCTATGGTGAATCTACTAATAAAACTTGGCATCCTGGAGTGCAGTTGTATGTTCTAATTGATAAAGATCCGGAAACGGCAGTATACGAAGGATTTGGATCAGATAACCAACAAAACATAAATTTTAAATTTGATAGATTATTATGTGAAGAAAGAAACGCATATCCGGAAATTGGTGATATTATTTATTTTGATAATTCATATTATGAAATAGATAATACTAATGAAATACAATTTGTTGGTGGTTTGCCTGGAGAAAATAGTGAAAGAAATTGGAGTATAGTGTGTTCTACATTTATGGTAAGTAAAGCAACACTTAATATTGAAGAAAGAATTAACTAAAATATATGTCTACGAATCCGCTAAGAAATAATCAGAGGATAACCCAAACAAAGACCTCAAAGCAGGACTTAAAACAAAGTGTAACTCTATTTGATATAGATTACGCAATGATGACTCATTTGGAAGATACAATATTACCAATTTTGGATGAAAATGGTAAATCTTTGAAAATACCTGTAATCTATGGTAATTCAGAAAGATGGAATGGTGCAAGAAGGGAGGGTGTGTTTAGAGATAGTAAGGGAAAAATCCAACTCCCATTAATGATGATTAGAAGAACTAGTGTTGCAAAAAATGAATCTATGGCTATGTTAAATAGGCATATATCATATTCAACCATTAGAAAGTATTCAAAAGAAAACCGATATGATAAATTTAGTTTATTAGGATCTAATATTAAACCAAAATATGAATTGTTCAATGTTACAATGCCGGACTATGTTGAAATAAACTACGATTGTATGGTTTGGACAAACTACACAGAACATCTAAACACCGTTATTGAACAATTACAATTTGCTGGATCATATTGGGGAGATAAAGAAAAATTTAAATTTAACACATCGGTAGGTGATTTTAATGTTGTAAATGAGGTAGGTGAAGGAACGGAAAGAATTAATAGAGTTGAGTTTTCATTGAATGTTAAAGCATATTTACTACCGGAAAAATTTGATGGTGAAAATACTACAAAAAAATCATTTTCAACTAACAGATTTGTTGTATCAACTGAAACGGATTTGACAGCAAATGGAAGATTGGAAGGGTTTTTAACCACACCTTCACCGTATTATGATAATAAAGACCTTATAGATTTCTTATCATTAAATACTAGTAAAGTACAAAATCCTGTAGCAAATAATACAATAACATTTGCAGGAATCAAACCAATAAAAGCCCCACCACTTTTAACATCGGTAGTATCAGGCACAATAACAATAAGTGGTGAACCATATGATATAAAAGTTTATATAAATGGAGTTAGGTATTACTATACTACACATTTTACAATATCTTATGTAGTTGCAACCGGAAATTTTACTATAAACTTTTTACCACTAATTTTGGGATTTGATGTCGATACCAATGATGAAATAACTATAACAGGAAAATTCATAGAAATATAATGAAAAGAACCTTACTTGATATAACACAAAAAATATCCAGAAAAGTGGTTGGTGTTGTATTAACTCCAATGGACTTACAAGATTCAAATTACTGGATATTTGAGGCAAAAAATTATAGATTCAATGATATATTACGAGAGGTGGAGTATAGAAAAACACAAGATAGAATTTCTATTCATATAAATACACAAAACATATCTAATAGAGATTTTTTAGTTGAAGAAGGAAAAACTGGAATAATAGTAAAATTTATAAAAAGTAATTTTCAATATGAGTTGGACAATGGTGATGAAATTTATTTAAAAGGAGATATAGAAAAATATGCTTAATAAATTTAATGCAGCTGCAAAAAAGCTTAATAGAGTTTTACCAAAAATAAATCCGAATAATCTAAACGATGATTTGTATTTAACAGGCAGCCTATTGAATATAAATTTACCAAGCACATCATCATATCAATCAAATGTAAAATCAAATCCAAATCCAACAAAATTAGTAAATAATAAAAGTAAAATAGAAGAATTTCATAATGAAATTTTACAATTTAGTGGAAGAACTATGAAAAAAGGAATTGATTCATACTCCACCGAAGGATTTGGAAAATTAATTATAAATAATATTAAATTAGATTATGGAACGGAGGGAGTATCTCCGGATAATTTTGAAGTATTGGTTGCTGGATTGCATTTACCTGGAGATTATATAGTATCGGAAGTTGGTAACGATGTTGTGGTAACTTTAAATGATTCTTATATAGATTTTAGTGGTGATGTTAATATTAATAATATTTATGTTATAGGTAAGTTTATAAACATATAAAAATAGTATGGCAACATTAATACAACTAAAACAAATAGAAAGTAGTTCATTTCTTATTCAAGCCGCAGAACTGGCAGCAACATTTACACAATCTGTAAAAGATGTGATAAATATAGTTGGAACAGTTTCATCATCTGCTCAACTTACAAGTTCATTGGATTTGAGATACGCATTAAGTGGAACTGTTGGTGGTGGAGGTGGTGATTGGTCAACCATTACAGGAATACCACAAGGAATAATATCAGCATCAACACAATTGGATGGTAGTACATTAAGAAACATAACAATATCAACCACAGATGCCGATCATTACTCATTAATAGTTAGTGGTGCTATAGGTGTGGTAGATGCTACAGACTTATCGGGAAGTATAGATGGAGATTTGGATACGACAGTTCCTGCTCAAATTTATTTAACAGGTTACCCACTTCCGACGGACCCGGCAGTTAGCGGAAGTTCCGAAGCAAACATAATTGATCAAGGTGAGTGGTAATCAAAAAAAAATGATATTTATATATTGAATAACCCAAATCAACATTTTAACGGAGAATAAGCATGGCACAAATAATTAAACACAGACGTGGTAGTTTAGAATCGCTAACTAACGTAACATCATCTTTATCAAAAGGTGAATTAGTAATAGCGTCAGGATCATCCAATATATCACCTACAAACGGATCATCTATTGTGTTTGCCGCAGTAGAAAATGGACAAGTCCAGGCCGTAAATAGATTTATGAGAGGAACAACTGTTCCTAATACATTTTCAAATGCCGCATATAATGGTTTAGTAAATGGAGTTCCGTACTATGTTAGTGCATCAAACGTTACACCAACTTTATATTTGTTGGGAACAGGTGCAAACGAAGCTATAGATTTAATTGGTAACATACAACCATTTTCCACATCAGTTGATGCAAGATTGGATGCAGTAGAAGCATCAGTAGGTGGTGGTGGTAACCTTGCAAATTCTATCACATTAATAAACTCATTTACCGCATCGGCCGGAATAAGACTTACAAATTTAGAAAGTAAATCCGCATCGGTAGATATTTCTATAACTAACTTAAATGCAAGTTCGGCATCACAACAAACAAGCATCAATGCAATAAACATTGTAACGGCAAGTTTAGAATCCTTTACTGCATCGACAGTAACAAGATTAACAAATTTAGAAACTAAATCGGCATCCGTCGATATTAGTGTATCTAATCTAAACACATATACCGCATCGGTAAGTGTTAGTGTATTCAATATAAATTCGTTCACTGCATCTGCAAGTGGCAGTATCTTTCATCTCAATGCAAGTTCTGCTTCTCAACAAACAAGCATTAATGCACTAAATAATAGTAGTGCATCATTAAATACGTTTACCGCATCTGCATCTACAAGATTAACAAATCTTGAAACTAAATCGGCATCTGTTGATATTAGTATTAGTAATATAAACTCATTCACCGCCTCTACTGCGACGAGCATAACAAACTTAAACGCAAGTTCAGCATCGCAGCAGGTGAGTATAAATGCATTAAATACATATACGGGGTCAAATGATACCACAAATACGGCACAAAATAGTAGATTAACATCTTTAGAAAATAGAACAGGATCATACGCTACAACAGGATCTAATACATTCAACGGAACGCAAATTGTTAGTGGTTCACTTTATGTAACTCAAGATTTAATTGTAATTGGATCATCATCTATTTCAAACATAAGTGCAAGTGTACTTAACATTGGAGATAATCAAATTACACTAAATACATTTACACCAGCAATTAGATTTGGTGGAATAAGTGTAATAGATTCTGGATCAACCGGTGCAACTGGATCTTTGTATTGGGATTCTTTAAATAACCATTGGTTATATGAACACCCATCGGGAGCAAACGAAGGATACAATTCTGCAATTCTAATATCCGGTCCTAAAAATACAGGAACATTAGGAAACGAAGCAACATTGATAAGTGGTTCAATAATGTTGGCAAGTGGTGAAGATCACGTATCGGGTTCAATAATGAGTCAGGCGGATAATAATTCAAAAATTACTATTGCTGGTGGCTTAGATGTAACGGGTACAATTAGTGGTTCTATAAATGGAATTGGAAACGTAACAGCATTCTCACAATCGGTTGATAGTAGATTGGATTCGGTAGAAGCTTCTATAGGAGGGGGTTCGGTAGGTACATCTATTAGTGCATTGAATAATAGTACGGCATCATTAAACGCATTCACAGCATCTGCAAGTAGTAGACTTACAAATTTAGAAACCAAGTCAGCATCCGTTGATGTTAGTGTATCTAATTTAAATACTTATACTGCATCTGTGAGTACAAGTGTATTTAATATAAATGCATTTACAGCATCCGCAAGTGGTAGTATATTCCATTTAAACGCAAGTTCGGCATCACAGCAAACAAGTATTAACGCATTAAATAATAGTAGTGCTTCGTTAAATACTTTCACTGCATCTGCGAGTACAAGACTTACTAATTTAGAAACCAAGTCAGCATCGGTTGATATTAATATAACAAATATACACAGCTTCACCGCATCGGTAAGTACAAGTATATTTAATATTAACACTTATACCGCATCCGTAAGTAGTAGTATATTTAATCTCAATGCAAGTTCGGCATCGCAGCAGACTAGTATAAATGCACTAAACGTTACATCTGCATCATTAAATACTTTCACCGCATCCGCAAGTACAAGACTTACTAATTTAGAAACTAAATCGGCATCTGTCGATATTAGTATATCTAACTTAAATAGTTACAGCGCATCCGTAAGTAATAGTATATTCCATTTAAATGCAAGTTCCGCATCACAACAGACTAGCATAAATGCAATAAATACCGTAACTGCAAGTTTACAAACATCAACTACGGCATTAAATACGTTTACGGCATCGGCAAGTACAAGACTTACTAATTTAGAAACCAAATCCGCATCAGTTGATATTAGTCTTGCATCAATAAACTCATACACATCATCTTTAAAAACGGCAATCGATGTAAATGGTGCAAATCTTATAGTGTTAGGAGATTTGACAGTTCAGGGTAGCACAGTTACGTTAAATACTACAGAACTTGTAGTGGAAGATAAATTGATAGTGTTAGCATCGGGATCAACTACAACCGCTGCAGCTAATGGTGCGGGAATATTCATTTCCGGAGCAAATGCATCGTTTACATACGCAAACACTGCAAACGCGTGGACAGCAAATATACCATTTAGTAGTTCCGCATTTACTGGTTCATTTAACCTACCAACGGGTGGTTCAAGTAAAAGAATCGCATTTAGAGAAACAAATGGTAATTTGGATTTGGTAACTGCACCGACGGTAGATGGTGATATATTACAATGGAATGGAACGGCATTTACTATGAGTAATGTGATAGATGGTGGTTCATTCTAATCATTATAAATTATAAAAATAAAAACCCTTCAACCGAAGGGTTTTTTTATTTAAATAACTAATATTTATTGAAGTAGTATATACTACATTTTTGTTGTTATATAACATTTTTTAAGTAGATACCATAGATATGGCCCAAACAATTGTATTAAGACGTTCTGCGCAAACTGGAAAAGTACCAGGAACATCATCTTTAAATTTAGGAGAAATTGCAGTAAATACCTACGATGGTAGAGTATTTTTTAAGAAATCGGGCTCAATCGAATCTATTGAACATTTAGTAACAACAAATTCAATCACAACTGGATCAATTACGTTAACAAAAACAGGATCTTTTGGTGAATTGATAGTAGTACAAGATGCAAACTTTCAAAGGGATATATTTGTTACCAGAGATATAGTTGGTAATGGTGATATTGATGTTTTGGGGTCATTGACTGCATCTTTAAGTAACGGGTATATTTGGGTTGGTAATAGTTCTAATAGAACACAGTTATTAGCAACATCATCTTTAGTACCGGGAAATATATACATAACATCTTCGGTAAATGCACCATCGACCATATATGATAATATGATATGGTATGATAGTGATACCGGAAAATCATACATACGATATAATGATGGTACTTCAACACAATGGGTACTACAATCTGATCCAACAATAAATACCGGTCCAACTTTATTAACTTTACAAGAAGTTACTGATATTGGATATACTACCGATAATCCAATAATCATAACAAATACTACAAATGCAACATCATCTGGATCGGGTGCATTAATTATGAGTGGTGGAATTGGTGTATTGGGTGATGTTTGGGCTAGGAAATTTTATGGAGATGGAAGTGGATTGACGGGTGTGGTTGCAAGTTATACCGAAACGGATACATTAGACTCTGTTTTGGGTAGAGGAAATTCATCAGCAAACTCAATAGTATTAACTGGTACTACAAATGCAACATCTAAAGTTACGGGAGTAATCAGAGTGGCGGGCGGTATCGGTATATCAAAAGATATCTATGCAGATAATTTGGTTTTGAGTGGTACATTAACGGCATCACTACAAACAGGATACGCAATAGTAGGAAATTCCAATGGAACTGCAAGTGCAGTTGCAACATCATCATTTTCTACATTATTACCTTCAGGTCTATTATCATCATCGAATAATACATTTGCGGCATATACAGCATCAACTAATACATTTACCGCATCAATTAACACATTTACTGCATCTGCTGGTATACGACTTACAAATTTAGAAAGTAAATCTGCATCGGTTGATATCAGTATAATAAATTTAAATAGTTACACCGCATCGGCAAGTAGCAGTATCTTCCATTTAAATGCAAGTTCAGCATCTCAACAGACTAGCATAAATGCAATAAATACTACAACCGCAAGTTTATTAGTTGAAACTGCAAATTTGGAATTATTTACTGCATCGGCAAGTAGCAGTATCTTCAATTTAAATGCAAGTTCTGCATCGCAGCAGACTAGCATAAACGCATTAAATAATTCATCAGCATCATTAAATACTTTTACATCATCGGCTGCAGTACGACTTACTAATTTAGAAACCAAGTCAGCATCGGTTGATATTAGTATAGCAAACATACACACATTTACCGCATCGGTTAGTACAAGTATATTTAATATTAACGCATATACTACTTCTGTAAGTAGCAGTTTATTTAATCACAATGCAAGTTCCGCATCACAGCAGACTAGCATAAACGCATTAAATAATAGTACCGCATCATTAAATACATTTACAGCATCTACTGCGGTAAGACTTACTAATTTAGAAACCAAATCCGCATCAGTTGATATTAGTATAACAAACTTAAATGCAAGTTCCGCATCGCAGCAGACTAGTATAAATGCATTAAATATCACATCTGCATCATTAAATACATTTACAGCATCTGCAAGTACAAGATTAACAAATTTAGAAACCAAATCAGCATCAGTTGATACAAGTATTTCTAATCTTAACTCATTTACAACATCTGTAAATACCGCCGTAATTTTCAATGGTTCCGATTTAATTGTAAAAGGAAACTTTTATGTTAGTGGATCTACGACATATATAAGTTCATCTACATTGAATATTGGTGATAATATTATAGAACTAAATTATGGTGGTACACAAACTATCGCAGGTATATACGTTAAAGATGCAACCGCATCATCTTTAGTATCTGGATCATTGTTATGGGATGGAACGAATGATTATTGGATAGCCGGCAAATCCGGATCAGAAAGTCGTATTTTATTAGCAAATGCAAATAATGTACTATCTAGTTCTATTAATTTTAATACATACACAGCATCAGTTGATAGTAGTATAACAAACTTAAATGCAAGTTCAGCATCTCAACAAATAAGTATAAATGCTATTAATGTTGCAACCGCATCTTTACAAGCAACATCCGCATCATTAAATACATTTACAGCATCGGCAGCAGTAAGATTAACAAATCTTGAGTCAAAATCTGCATCCGTTGATATTAGCATCGCAGCATTAAATGCGGTAAGTGCATCTCTGAATTCAAAAACAGGATCATACGCAACAACAGGATCTAATACATTTGTATCGAATCAAATAATATCGGGAAATTTAGATTTATCTGGATCATTCACATCATCATTATTGAAGGGATATGTATTTGTTGGTGATGGTAATAATAGAACTACAATAACACCAACATCATCTTTTGGGGGAGGTGGAGTAGTAACTTATGATAATACTTTTGATTTTAATTTAGAACCATTCGTTGGTGTAGTTGCATATATAGAAAGTGCAAATACACTAAATAGAGTATATGCAAATAATACAAATATTGTATTCCAAAGTACAAATACAGATTTTGCAACATTTACCACATCATCAAGTTATATATCATCATCGTTTACCGCATCATTACAACAAGGGTATGTGTGGGTTGGTAATGCAGATGGAAAGTCTATAGCATTTTCAACTTCATCATTAGTTGCAGGCGGTGCATCTTTTGGAACAATAGTAGTTGCAGGCCAAAGTGATGTGATTGCCGATGTTGCAAATGATACATTGACATTGGTTGCAGGAACAAATATATCGATAACAACAAATGCAGCAGGAGATAGTATAACGATAAATTCAAGTGGAGGTTCTGGAGATACATCGGCATTAAATGCCAGTACCGCATCATTAAATACATTTACAGCATCCGCTGCAATCAGACTTACAAATTTAGAAAGTAAATCTGCATCGGTTGATACGAGTATATCTAACTTAAATAGTTATACTGCATCTGCAAGTGGTAGTATCTTCCATTTAAATGTTAGTTCAGCATCGCAGCAGGTTAGTATAAATGCATTAAATACGGCAACGGCAAGTTTGCAAACTGAAACTGCAAATTTGGAAACATTTACAGCATCCGCTGCAATCAGACTTACAAATTTAGAAACTAAATCAGCAAGTGTTGATATTAGTATATCCAATTTGAACACTTACACCGCATCGGCAAGTAGCAGTGTATTTAACTTAAATACATACACAACTTCTGTAAGTAGTAGTATCTTCCATCTTAATGCAAGTTCAGCATCGCAACAGACCAGCATAAACGGATTAAACAATAGTACAGGATCTCTAAACACATTTACCGCATCTACTTCTATAAGATTAACAAATCTTGAATCTAAATCGGCGAGTGTGGATATCAATATAACAAATATACATACTTTCACCGCATCGGTGAGTACAAGTATATTCAATCTAAATACATATACCACATCTGTTAGTAATAGTGTATTTCATTTAAACGCAAGTTCGGCATCGCAGCAGACTAGTATAAATGCATTAAATACGGCAACTGCAAGTTTGCAAACTGAAACTGCAAATTTAGAATTATTTACCGCATCCGCTGCAATCAGACTTACAAATTTAGAAAGTAAATCATCATCGGTTGATGCAAGTATTAGTTCAATAAATTCAAAAACGGCATCATATGCTACAACGGGATCAAATACTTTCGTTGGATTACAAACTATATCGGGTTCATTAGATGTATCGCAATCAATAAGTTCATCACTTCCACAGGGATATGTTCTCGTTGGAAATGGTTTAAATAGAACGGTTGTCGTTGCAACATCATCTTTTGGTGGAGGACAAACTACGGATATAAGTGCATTAAATGCAAGCACCGCATCATTAAATACATTTACAGCATCAGCAGCAATTAGATTAACTAATCTTGAAAGCAAATCAAGTTCGGTTGATATTTCTATAACTAATTTAAACGCAAGTTCAGCATCACAACAGATTAGCATAAATGCAATAAACGTTGTAACTGCTAGTTTGCAAACTGAAACTGCAAATTTGGAATCATTTACAGCATCAGCTGCAGTAAGATTAACAAATTTAGAAACTAAATCAGCAAGTGTTGATATTAGTATTAGTGCATTGAATTCAAAAACAAGTTCATACGCAACAACAGGTTCAAATACTTTTGTTGGGTTGCAAACCATATCCGGTTCATTGGATGTATCACAATCAATCAGTTCATCTTTACCACAGGGATACGTTTTAGTGGGTAATGGTTTAAATAGAACCGTTGTTGTTGCGACATCATCCTTTGCGGGAAGTGGTGGTGGATTGAAAACTAAAGCAGGATCAGTAGCAAATACATCATTTACAGGCAATCCTAAAAAAACAACTATTACATTTGCAGGAGCATTTGTAGATACAAATTACGCAATAACCATAACAGGCGAAGATGCACGTTCATGGACAATCGAAAGTAAATTGGCAGGAAGTTTTGTAATAAACGCAAATAGTAACACCGGATTAAGTGGAACAACATATTGGATAGCAACCGCATATGGAGAAACAACGTAGTTATGGGAACGATTATAAGTAATAACTTTTTTAAAATAGCAAATGGGGTATTCAGATACGCCGAACCCATAGTATCTTCGGAAGGAGTGATAGTTGCTTATACTATTACGGAGTTATTAACAACTACGGGAGCAGGAAATTGGACAAAGCCAACAGGAATAACTTCTGTTACCGTTGAGTGTTGGGGTGCGGGGGGTGCTGGTGGAGGTGCAACATCCAATCCTGCGGCAGGTGGTGGAGGAGGCGGAGGTCAATATGCCAGATCAGTAATTGTATACTCTTTAGGAGAATCAACGATATCTTATAATGTAGGAGCTGGGGGGATAGGAACAACCACTACAGTAGTTGACGGAGGAGATACAACATGGAATACAACAACTGTTGTAGCTAAAGGAGGAACCGGAGGTGGAGCAAATGGAGTAGTTGGAGCTGAAGCTGCAGGAGGACTAGGCAACGTTGTTGGAAGCATTGGAGATATAATTTATTTTGGAGGAGATGCTTCAACTGGAGTGGTTACATCTCCAGATAATTTTCCTTTTGGCGGAGCTGGTGGTGGAGGTGCTGGCTCAACTGGCAATGCAAATATTCAAATAGGAACCATAGAATTAGGAGGCGACGGAGGAAATGGAGTACTAAACCAATCACTCGCTGGAAATCCCGGATTAGTATATGGTGGAGGAGGTGGAGGTTCTGCAACAAACGTTGCTACTAATAGAGCCGGAGGAAATGGAGCGCAAGGAATTATCAGATTATCGTACACAATCCCACCACCAATTGATTTTTATACGGGATCATCAGCAGCATTTAGTATTAGAAAATTATCCGAATCGGCTAGTTTCTGTATGAAAGTTAGAAGAAGTAGTGATGATGCAACACAAAATATAGGATTTCAATCGGATGGATTAATAGATACTGGATCTTTACTTTCTTTTGTTGGAAGTGATACGGGATATGTAAATGTGTGGTATAATCAAGCCGATATTCAAACTGATTTTATTGGTTATACAGGAAGTGCAGTAGAACCATTTGATACTACTATACAAGAACCCTATATAGTATCTAGTGGAAGTTTGATGACTATGAATGGAAAACCGGCCATTTTTTATAATGCTTTAGCCGGTTTATATGCTGAAATCAAACTAACAGATGAAACGGGACTTTGGTCAACATATGGTGTTGGGCAAGTCAATGATACAACAACAAGGTTGATGGTTAGAACTGTGTCCGGTTCAGTTAATATTGCGCAAAATATTAGAAGAAACACCACCAACATAGAATCAATTGGATTTAACAACGCAGGAGGTAATGGTACAGATTTAGGCCCATCAAATCCAGGAACCACTCAATTTATTGCATATGCACAAAGAACATCGGCAAACGTTGAAGTTTATGTGAATGGTGCAACTAATGGAGCCACTGCGGTTGCAGGAACACCGGTGGTATCAAATACAAGAGGACCGGCAACACTAATTCATCTAGGATTCTTTGGTAGTACTGGACCACCATCATTTCCTTGGACGGGTAGTATTCAAGAAGTTATTCATTACCCACAAGATCCTGCAACATTTAATTATAGAGCAGGATTAACAGCAGCATTAAATTCATTTTATGGAACTTTTTAACGATTTTATAAAAATTAAAAAAATACAATTATTATTTTTAGTTGTAATAATGTATGTCATATATCAATATATAGCATATACACCAATTATACCTTTCATAAATTATACAGAATCGACCGGATTGGATAGTATTTACATTGCACTCCCACAGGGTTGGAGTATACCAGCATCAGATACTGCCTACTATCCAAATTATATTTTAAAATAAAACGGATAAATATATTTATAACCAATGGCAATATTTCATACAGATACAGCAAGTTTAGCAAGATTAGAAGTAACGGGAAGTACAGCAATGTCTGGATCTTCCAACGTATTACACATTAAAGGGAGTGGATCCGCTATACTTGTGGTATCCGGAAGTACGGGTGGTATTATGGAAATCGGTGATATAACCGCCACATTGCCTAATATATATGTAATAGAATCGGCAAGTATAGAGATATTAAAAATAGATAGAAATAAAGCGGTAAGTATATCAGGATCGCTAACCATAACGGGATCCTTCACATCATCATTACGAGCGGGATATGCATTTGTAGGTGGACCTAATAACATATCATTAGAAGTGGCTACTTCATCATTTGGTGGCGGTGTAGCAGACACAACGGCTTTAAATGCAAGTACAGCATCCTTAAATGCGTTTACAGCATCAGCATCTAATAGATTAAATAGTTTGGAATTATTTACTTCATCCGTAGGTACGGGTGGTAGCTCGAATCCTAATAATTATGTAAAGGGAATATCAATATACGACCCTACGAATGCAGAAGATGTTACAATAATGTATACATCAGCAAGTATGACAATACAAGGTGTACAGGCGGTATTGAGAGGTTCAGCCGGACAAAGTGTTACTATTAGTTTACATTATGATGCAACTAGAAGCAACGCAGGTACAGCAATAGTATCAGCACAGGCAGTAACAAGTACTACAACAGCAACGGCAGTAACCCTAACGGCAAATGTATCAGTACCCGCAAATAACTTTATATGGTTAGAAACAACCGCAACCGCAGGAACTGTCAACGAATTATATGTACAATTTGAATACGCATAATAAAAAATAATTAAAAATGCCAGAACTAACATACACAGAAGATGAAACAATTCATTGGATAGACCCAACAAACGGAGATATATGGGAGAGAACTGGAGGATGCTCTCAATGTGGTGATTGTTGCTATGATGATCCCGTTGACCATCTATTTAAAAATCAAGATGGTAATTGGGTACAGGGAAATGGATTGGAGCAAGTGGTGCACAGTAAATGTGCGTATTTTAGATGGACAGAAGATGGCAAAGGAACTTGTACAGGTAGAGATACAACATATTATTTAACAGGATGTAAATTTCAACCAACAAAACCAATCCATGTCGTAGATTGGCCTAATTGTACTTATAAATTTACAAAAATAAACTAGTTATGTATGGCTATAAAAACGTGGAGTATAGTTCAAGTAACAACAAATAGCACACCTGCAAGTTTACTTTATTGGAATGAGGCGGCCGCAGGTGCCGCTGCCACAAGTACCCCAAATATTGGATGGACGGTAGGAAAAACGGGTATTACTAACTATCGTGATTTATCTAACGGATCAGAAGTTGCGGGTTTTGCTGCAACAATTGTACCAAACGCAACCGCACCAACATCAGATGCGAGCTATGCCGCTGCCACAACATTTTCACCACCTACCTTAATCAGTAGTACGGATAGTATTTCCACATTGTATGAATATAATGGGGTATTTCCTGCAGGGACATGGACATTTAACTTTCCGGTAATTGCTGTGGGTGCGGGTGGTACACAAGATGGTCGGATGGGATTACGTGTATTTAAGGGGGTTAGAAGTGGTACGGCATTTGCTAGTGTTACACAATTAACTGCAGCAAGATTGGTTGGATCAACAGTATCAAACCTAGCAACCGCTACGGCACAAACGTCAACAGTAACGTGGTCAGCACCCGCATTTAGACTGAATAATGAATTTTTAATCATTAAACTCGCGTGGGAGATAACAGGTGCTGGTGGTAACAACGCTTGTGATATCATTTTTAGAACCGGAGCAGGTGCAACAATGGTTTCACCTACTTTTAAAAAACAAAGACATATTATTAGTTAATTTATATTTATAGATATGGCATTAAACTTTCCCACATCACCGACAAATCTACAACAATACACCGATAGTAACGGAATCGTATGGGAATACCTGTCTGCAAAGGGTGTTTGGAATAAAAAAAGTGATACAAACATTAAAGAATTTTCAGGAGCAAAACTATCTTTAAGTGCAAATTTGGGATTAATATCTACAACTACCGAATTAGCATTTGACTCTGTTGATTTTGATACGAATTCATATACAAGTATTTCTACGAATTCATCCAGATTAACAATATCAATAAATGGATTTTATAGAGTAAGTGCATTGTTTGAAACCGGCCCATTAGGAGCAGGTTCGACATATAATATTATAATAAAAAAGAATGGAGTTACCGAACTTGCAAATACAACAGCATCACCAAATCAGTTTATAGCATATGATGAAGTACTCCAATTGATATCAGGAGATTATATTGAATGTTATGTACATGAAGATGATGGAATCGGTACACTATTATCAACAAGCTTTTTTGAAATATATAGAGTAGGATATGCCATTGGTTCATCTTTTCTACCATTAGATTCATTTAGTGGGGTCAAATTAACCCTATCTGCGGATGAAAGTATGACATCAACACCAACTACAATTAGTTGGGATGCTGCAGATTATAATGTGAATGCAGATATAAATGGCAATGTTTATTGGAGTGCAGGAACTGCAGGAAAGGTATCAATATATACCGATGGATATTATAGATTAAAATCATCTTTTGTTGCAAATACAATAGGTGGTGCAAACTCATATAATATTAGTGTCAAAGCAACCGGAAGTACAACAATAGAGAGTGCATCTTTTGGGGCATTGGAAAATATAGAGTTGGATGAAACATATTACTTCCAATCAGGAACATATTTGGAAGCATATGCAAGTAATACAGGAAGTGTGGGAAAAATAACAACTGATAGTTATTTACAATTAATAAGAATAGGAGTATAAAATATAAAATTATGGCATTTATAAAATCAACAAGTTTAGTAACAGATACGGCACTAACCGTTGCCGGATTAACAGGCGGTACTAATGGTAGGGTAGTTAGAGTAAATGGAATTAATAGTGTGACGGATGCAAGTAGTGCCGATACAACAACGGAATTGAACGCAGTTTTGTTTAAACAAAATGGTGTTTATTATGCAAGTGGTGTGATAAGTGGATTAACATCTTTATCTCCAGGTGCACCGGTTTTTTTAACTACCGGCGGTAACATCACATCTACACCACCAACACCAACTACAACTACGAGATGTTTGTATTTGGGATTTGCTTTAAATACAACGGACTTATTATTTAGACCAGGCATACCAATATCAGGATAATATGAAATTATATAATTGGGATTTAGCAGGATTTGAAAACGCATATAGTAAATACTATTATATGCCTCATTTAAATAGTTGCGTAGATGGGGTAGATGATGATGGTCATTTCCATGCAACTTTAGGTGAATGTGGTAGAGCATCTTGTATATGTGCTTTTGAGGATGAACATATTACATATTCAAGATTATTTTTTGAAGGAGATACTATTTTTAAAACTCGTGCGGAAAATATAATTAGTTATTTAAATATTCCAATTGGAAGTAAAATATTAGTAATTGGATGTGCGTTTGGATATTTGATGGAGGAGTTGGCAAATCGTAGAATGAATGTTTGGGGATGTGATACTTCACCTTATATTCATTTAAATACGGATACGGAATCGACTTACCCAATTTATAATGTAGATGTCACATCTGTGGGTTTTG